GTATTTTTGGCGTGTCATTGCGCAGGCGAGTTTCCATAGGGCTACGGATCGGTCGCCGTGTGGTTTGCCGGGGGAGGGTTCGGGGCCGAGCCTCCGTAGGAAGGCCGCTAAGCCCGTCAGGGGACCTGAGGTGGGGGTAGAGCCACGTATGTCTCTGGGAGGGCGCTGAGGGGGCTTCCAGAGGCTTCTGACGGGCTTCCATGTGTCTACGGTGGCACGGGTTGCTGTTGCCTCCTCTGTGAAGGCTTTCAGGGGGATGCGGGCGGGGGTGGGGCTGTTGTCCATCATTTCGTTGTATCCCCCGGTTCTGCGCAGGTAGCCGTAAGGGAGTCTGACGCCGTTCCCCCATCCACGTCCCGAAAGTTCAACCTGTTTAGGATTTACTTCGGTGGTGGGAGCATCAACCAGACCACACACCCCTATCAACCCGTGCCGCACATCGACAGCAGGCTGCGCCTCATCGAAGAACACCCACAGGTGAAACCCTTTCGACCGTGAACGCTCCACCCACGCTGCTACATCCAGTTGCCGCAACGCCTCACGCACGTTGCACGCATGGATGAACGACTCTTCGGGACCGGTATCCCAATCGACGCACCCCCAGTACACCCAGAAGTCGTTGTCTGACAGGAACAGCGGGTACACGCCGATGGATGGTCCCCGGTACAGGTGGTCATCGCACGTTACGATGAAGTCGTTGTCGTCGGCAGGCATGAACCCGCCGGAGTCAGACTGCCACGGGCGGAAGCCGCCCTCGTCCGGGTTGTCTATCGCAACCTTGCCACCCCGGAACAGCAGGGCGAAACGCTGAGACACCTCCGCCTCCACAGCCTGTTCCGCTGCTGTGACAGCCACGGTCAGCCTGCCCCCTCTGCTGCAAGTAACGCCTCCTTCGACGTGGGTATCCCCTCTTTGAGAGTGGGCCATGGCGAAGGATGCAACTCGCCCGCACACATCTCGCCAAGATAGTAGCGGCGTAGACGAACGTCTGCGTAGAGTTTCGTCATATAGTTTCCCGGGTCGCTGCTGTTGGTCACCGTGAATGTAAGGCGACCGCTATCCGTCGGGTACAGACTGACGGTCCAGTCATCCAAGTGAACCTTGTAAGGAATCATACGATCCTCCCTTGCTTTACTCTGCGGTACTGCCCGCAACCGGAACACACTTCCCAATCCCAACGATCCGGGGTATCGGACTGCTTCCACTTGTGGGGCTTCAGGTGTGGCACACCACGCTTGTCATACTTCCAACACATGGCCCTACTCATCCTGCGATTCCCAATCGCGGCGCTGCGTGTCAGCAAACACCTCAGCGTCCCTCTGGGCGGCAAACCATTCACGGATGGCGCCATCCTGTAAGACCGCCCACCGCTTCACCCAGATCCCGGCACCCATCGCCACCGACACCTTGTGGATCGTGAACTCAGCCGCTACCACCGGGAACCAACTCCTCCCAGTACGGGTGGATGTGCCCGCACAACGGATCCAAATAATATGTTTGGTCAACCATCCGTGCCGTCCTCTTGTTCTTGCACACGTTCAGGTTGATGCTGTTCTCATGGTACCGCTTCTCCCAGTCCGACAAGGTTTGCCGATCCTTCTTCCGGTACACCTCTATGACGAAGATAGCCTCATGCTCCCCGCCATACCGACCAGCATAGATCCCGGCAGAGTAGCCGGGCTGCGCCGAACCACGTCCCGCCTGATGCACCAACCCGAGAGGGACCCGTTGCGTCTTGGCCCACCGCTTCACCGCCTGAGCCTTCGACACCACCCCCGTAGCGTCCGAGTCCCCCCCGGGTAGGAGTTCAAGATAGTCAATCATGCAGAAACTGGGATTCACCCCCCACCACTCCCGAACCTCATCCATCGTGGCCGCCATCTGCTCCAACGAAAGCGACTCATCCACTATGGCGATACGAGACAGTTCAGCCTTGGCCGAATCATGCAACGCCCGCAACGTGGCATCCTCCCCAGCCTTGATGGACTCCTCTACATCAGTCGATGAGCGCCCATGCAGCAGGCAGAACAGTTTCATCGCCACCAGTTCACGCGGCTCATCCAAAGAGAAGATCACGACGTGCGCTTCGGGGTTGTTCACCAGATTGGTGATGATCCCGTTCAACAGCATCTGGGACTTGCCGGTGTGCGAACGGCCCACGACCATCAGCACTTCACCCTTGCCCACCCCACGGGTGGCAAGGTCGATCTCCGGGTACCCCAGATACCATCGCTCCGACGGGTTGCGAATGAACCCGATCAGGTTGTCTACAACAGTAGTGGTGAGGGACCACCGGTTTGGTTGCGGAGGGGAACCCGCCGCCTCACCGTCGCCCTGCTGGGCGGCGGCGAGGCGTGCAGCGACCTCATCCGTTGGGATAATGGTCGCCATTGTCAGGTCCTGATCTGTGCCCCGATAGTAGCAAGATCGGCAGCGGTCTTACCGGTGAACGGACAGACGAACCATCCGGGCACCAGCAGGGACCCGTCCTGCTTCGTCAACCACAGGCCCTTGCCATCAGACCGACGCTTGTAGTCTGGCCCCTTCTTGTTGAAGTTGCTGTTCGGGTCCATTTTCTTGGACCAGTTCGGATCCCACCAGTCGGACTGGTGATCCATCAGGTTGCGCCATATCTCCTCAAGGCTCCCGCCTCCCCCACCGGCAGGAGCCGGGGCCGCAGCCGGGGCCGGGACGGTGGGTGTACTTGCACTAGCCCCGGGAAGGCTTTTGGCAAGCATCGCAACGGTGCCGTCCTCTGCCAACTCGTAGCCGACACCCAACGCCTCATAGTTGGAGAGTTCCAGCACCGACCCCCAACGGGTAATCAGGTCTGCAACCTCCTCCTCTGATGTATCGGCATCTATGGTGAGTGTCACCGAACAGGATGCTTCCGCAGGCTCGTAACTACCTGTCTGGATAACCTGCCTGCGGAACACTGTGATACAGTTCTCCGCTTTCTTTGCTGTTGCTGCTGCCATGGGTCTACCTTTCTATAGTTGGTTCCATGGATCTGGTCCCGCAAACCTACCGCGGCATGTAGCCCACGCCCCGCACCATTTAGGTGCGCAATGCCAGCCCGCCATATTCAACGGCCATACCGGTATGTCAGCGGCTATGAGTGTACCAGCAGAGCGGGCTAGCGCAACCAGACTCGCCCACTCCGCCGGTCCGAAATCTACAAGGGTCGAATGCACCGTTCCCTTTACGAGATGCACGAACTGGAATCCCAATGGTTCCTTCAACCCGTTGTCGGCTTGCGTTGCGACCGCCCAAGTGTACGCTGCCGCCTGCACCGACCATCGTTTCTTCTCCCACTCCGCACTCGGCTTCCGCCCCGGGTTCTTCCAGTCGATGATCGGCTGCGGATACTCCTGTATGCAGTCGATGGTTCCCCTCAACCAGATTTCCGGCTTGTGATCCACCACGAGCGGCAACTCAAACGTCCACTCCACCGCTATGGGGCGCACGTTCTGCCGCACCTCATCCCACCACACACCGATGTTGGCCTTGATGATCTCCGGTGGCTCGGCTTCCTTGTGGTTCCAGCGGACGATCTCATCACGGTGGTCGTCCCAGTATTTGGTTGCCGTCGTGATGGTCTTAGCCCGGGTGAACGGCTTCCCGGTTTCCATCACCTCAGTCAGACACTGTTCGATGCCGTAGTGAACGGCGGTGCCCAGCATGGTGGACGTGGACTGGGTGTCTTTGGAGATTCCCAGCATGTCCTGCCGGGCACGCTCCGGGCACATCGCCAGCGTGCCTAGCCACGACTGTCGGAGAACGATTCGGTCTTCAGTTGGTTGCATGATCCCATCCTAGCAGGTTTGGAGGAGCCGTACCTGACCCCCCATGGCATGGCATGGCATGTACGGCCTCACAGGCCGTACCATGCCATGGGCTGCTACAGGCAGCGTCAGGCGACCGGCTCATCGCCGTCATCCGTGGGGTGGAGAAGAATGATTTCAGCGTCGGGGTTTTCGTCCGAATCTTCGCTGGAATCAGGGGTGGTTTCGTCTGAAACTTTGCCCCCCAAACTCTCCCAAATATAACCCATTCTTGTCATAAACTGGGTGCCTACTTCGGCCAAAGTATGGGAGAAATCCCCGATTTCTACCGTGAGATGTTTGAGCATTCCGAACATTCCTTGAACGGCGATTCTCAGTTCATCTATCTCAGCCTGTAACTCTTCGTTGCTTGTCATGTGTCTCCTTTCAGAGTGTGGGGGGCCGGGGTGAAAGGAGGGGAAACTCCCCGACCCCCCACGATCTGTATTGGGTCAGACTCTGCCGCTACTGCGTTTGCAGGGCCAGATCCTCACCAATGGTTCGCATTGAAATCTTCACGCCGTGCCGCCGTGCGGCAGCGTAGGCGCAAGACCTCATGCTGTCAGTTTCGGCATCATAGTCGATGCCCTGTTCCAGCAACCATGCCTGACCGTCAAACCAGTCAGCCCACGGGTACTGCTCCTCCCGGCCCTTGCGGACCTGCGGAGGCAATGCTTCCAATATCCTAGCCATTGTCTATCTCTCCTTGGTTGGTTACTCCGCCCCTGCGAGGGACGGTCTGTGCCCTTCGGGCAAAGATCTCTTCGGCTTCACTGATGGTAACACAGTAGTCGCCCGTCTCACAAGCGAACGTCTCCCCGTCATCTGAAGACATGCTCCAGACGACGTAGGGGTGGCGTTCGTTGTGGCTCAGATGAGCGATCACTCTCCCCACGTAGGGCAGCAGACCGTCGTTGTAGCCACGGCTGACATGCCACACTAGGGGCGTGGCCCCATTGCTTAGTCGTATCATATTCGCTTATCCTCCATCCGGCGCACCGGCCATCATAAACCTGTACGCCTCGCTGTCGGGTAGGATCTGATCGTTGTACCCCCAATACATGTTGCCACTCATGTCCTTCCCGTCAAAGCCGGGACGGCCATTCTTGACAACCTCATGTACGGCGGTGACCTCTACCGCACGCCTCATCCCTGAGAACGTGCAGTAGACGATCATCTCCCCCACTTCGGGGGACCCCTCCACGCCCTACGTGTTCCTCTGGAGTGAGGCCAGCGCACCGACCTCTTCCTGTAGAGCCACCAGTTCGATGCGGGTAGCCACCAGCACCGCCATGGCGCTACGCAACTCCGCTACCGCTTCTACAGCGATCTGGAGGTTGTCTACCCGGGCTGGGGTCCGGTTCTTCCTATTCGGCACCGACTGGGCTATTGACATCCGTTCCGCTTTGGCATCGGCAAGCCCAGCAAACCATTGCTGGACCTCACCGGGGTCATAGACGAACTGGTGCATTCCCCAGTTGGTCGTCCCAGCGCTCCCCACCTGTAACCGTGCTACGGGTTCAGGGAACGGGTGGTTTGAGTCTGGACCATAGTTGTGAATCCAGTAGTGCGGAGTTGCCCGCGATACATCGAAGGCTTCCGTTATTTCCTTACGTGTCCACACATACATGCGGATCTCCTTTGTTTTGTTTGCTTATGGTTACGCTGTCAGCAGGGTCATTGCCTGCTCTGCCAACGGCGTCTTGTTGTCAATGGCCTTCTCCATTGCCTTCATCGGATTATACAATCCGCCTCGGGCACGGCCATTGAT